ACTGCTAATGTAGGTGATTGGATTATCCAAGGTATACACGGTGAATTTTATCCATGTAAACCTGATATTTTTGAAAAAACCCATGAGTTGGTCTAATGGCCAGTAAAGAGCCGTGTTTTTTGACGCTTGAGCCTGATATCCATGAACATCAGGCACTTAAAGCTGTCTATGAAGGTGTTGCAGACGCTGGACAGCAACGGTTGGCCATGTCTCTCATCGTCAACAAGTTCGCACGGACCCACGATATACCATTCGTACCCGGGGCGCAGGATCAATCAAGCTTTCTGGCTGGACGTACATTTGTGGGATCTCGCATATTAAAGTATTTGAAATTACCCGTGAATCAAGAGGAGAATTAAGATGTGGTTATTCAACAGGTTACTCAGAGATGAGGCCGGCGCCGATGGTGCTGATGGTGGGGGTGGCGGTGAAGGTGATGCTGGTGCCGTTGGTAGTGATGGTGATACTGGCGATAATGCTGGTGCAAATGGTGGTGTCGGTGGTGACGCCGGAACAGTAGAGGGCTACTTTAATGCGGTACCCGAAGACTGGCGTACTCAGGCTGTTAAAGCCATGGGTGTTGAGGAAGGTAGTGATGATTTCGATAAGCGTATCAAGCAGTTAGAGCGCGTATCAGACGCCAGCGTATTGTTTAAAAACTACTTCAGTGCCCAGGATCGTATTCGTGCCGGTGAGATCAGTAATGGTCTACCTGAAAACCCCAGCGAGGGACAGGTGGCGGAATGGCGTGAGGCTAATGGTGTGCCGGCAACACCTGAAGACTACCAGTTATCACTTGATGAAGGTTTGGTACTGGGTGAAAGTGATGAACGTATCCTCGAAAGTGTCTATAAGGTCGCTCACGAAAACAATATCCCAGCTTCGGCTATCAGCGCACTGACTAACTCAATGCTGGCTGGACGCCAGGCTGAGGCTGAGGCTATTGTGAGTCAGGATGGGGTTGATCATCAGACTACCGAGCGGCAACTGAAAGAGACCTGGGGTGGCGACTTTCAGACTAATCTTAACATGGTTACCGGCTTGGTTAATCAACTACCTGAGACTATCCGTGATGCCTTTACCAATGCTCGTATGGCTGATGGCCGGGCAGTCTTCAATAGTCCTGAGGTTATGGTTGCAATGGCTGAGTGGGCACGTATAATCAATCCTGCAGCTACAGTAGTCGGAAGTGCCAATAATCCCATGCAGACGATCGATGATGAGATCAAGACATTGGAAGGTCGTATGGGTACCCCTGAGTGGTTCAAGGATCAGGCGGCTCAGAAACGCTATGTGGATCTGATCGATGCCCGTGATACGATGAAAAAGAGGACAGCGTGATGGCAAGCCTGGGATATAGGAAGATATTAACAAATATTATCAGTACTTTCAGTAGTTCCGGCATGTTGGATCGCTTCGATACGATGATCGAGAATATCCATAAAGGATTGATCGGTGTACGAAAAGACCATCGATATTCCGGGGGTATCGGCTTTTACCGACATAACCCAGCCGGGACTAAGTTACTTAAAAAGATTGGTATGTACCAGGATAACGATGGCAACTGGTGTCGATCCGAGACAGGTGGTACATTAACTATGTGTAACCCTGGTGGGGTAGTATCGCAAACTTTTCGTGACATAGCCCAGGCCCGTAATAAAATGAAAAGAATGTAGTCCCTACTACAGCCTTCGCGCCCGTTATCTCCCCCTGGTAACGGGCGTTTTTTTCTTGACAACCCCTCAAGACTCTGTCTACACTCCTCCTAACCACAAGTAGACCCCTGATGAGGTCGTGGCGGCCCCTAATTATAGGCTAACCCGCAAATCGCATCTGACGGCCAACTCGAACGATGGTGTAGATACTTACATTAACTTTGAGAGGACATGACGATGAGCGCAACCGCCTATCAAACCATGTACCGTCAGGAGTTTATTGCAGGCTTCGAGAAAGGTCAGTCTTTGGCGCGTCGTACCTGTACGACCGAGACTGAGATCAACGGCAACGAGGCCGTATTTCTTGTCGCAGACTCTGGCGGTGCAACTGCCGTTACCCGTGGCGTGAATGGTGACATTCCGACACGGCCTGATAACCTGAACCAGTACACAGCAACTCTGAAAGAGTGGCATGATGTACCGGAACGGACTAACTTTAACCTGTATGCCAGCCAAGGCAATGGTCGTCAGATCATGCAGCAGACTTCCATGAAGGTCATCAACCGCAAGATCGATGACGACATTCACACTGCTTTGGCTACTGCCACTGTTACCTGGGGTGCCGCTGCTGATGCAACGCTGGCCCTGGTATCAACTGCCAAGACTAAGTTGGGCAATGCCTTTGCGTTGGATAGTGAGCCATTTGCGCTCATTACACCTGCGTTCTTTGGTACCCTGATGAGTCTGGCAACGTTTGCGTCTGCCGATTACATCAACCTGAAGCCGTTTGAAAACGTCTCCAAGTCGATGGCATTTAACTGGTACGGTGTGAACTGGATTGTGGATGCAGGTTTACCGGGGGTCGGTACCGCCAGTGCTACATGTTTTATGTATGCACAGGCTGCTATCGGTCATGCGTGTGATATGGAGCGTATTCAATCCGTCGTCGGGTACGATGAAAAGAATCACAAATCCTGGGCACGTTGTACGACCTTTATGGGGTCAAAACTGTTGCAGAATAGTGGTGTTGTTAAAATGCTCCACGATGATTCAACACTGAGCTAATAGGAGGGTTAGAAAATGACGTATTCAACTGATAACCCACCTCGCCTGGTTTCCCAAAGTGTTGGCGCTTCAGGTGGGGATTTATGGGTTTATAAGGACGGTGACTCATTGGATGATGTAGCGAGTGTAAACTATGTCTCCAATGCGACTGATATCGGTCTGAAGGCAGGTGACGCTGTTATTCATGTCGATGAAACTGATCTAGTCACCAATCTTTTAACAGCCGTTGCTCAACGAACGCCTGGCACGGCATCGGGTGCAACATGTAGTGCCATCGAACCTATCGGTGAAACATCGATTGCCTTGTCAAGTGCCGGTACAGGTACCGTCCTCATCGACGACATTATCACTTTCGATAATGATCCTGATGGCAATGAGTACCGAGTTACAACCGGTGATGCCGATGTTTCTGGTGGTGGTACCTTGGTGATCACACCTGGACTGGTCGTTGCGACAGCGGTCGGCACAGGCATCAGCATCAAGTCTGATGTAATCAATCTGTCAACGGGTAAGACTGGACGTAAAGTCCATGCCTCATCTCCGGCGACACGCTTGCTTACACCGTCTGAGTCTGGTGATCTGTTCCTGATGGATACAGCAACCGGTCAATCATTCACGCTTCCTGTCGGTGTCATTGGCTTGAAGTATGAATTTTTGACAACAGTCAGTCTGACCTCGAACGCTTACGCGGTGTTGTGTAATACAACAACAGCGGGTGACTTCATGGTTGGTCATGTCTTCGGTGCTATTGAAGGCGCGGCAACAGGCGAAATGCACTTTGCTAATGGTTCAACCCACCTGGGCTTGTCTATGAACAAGACTACCACTGGTGGTTTGATTGGTACCCATATTACGGTTGAGTGTATCGCTACAAACCTGTGGAAAGTAACAGGTGTTACATCCTGTACTGCCACGCCAGCAACTCCGTTTACAACATAAACGGGCAATACCCAGCGCCTCATCCGGGGCGCTGGTTTTTTTATAACATGAGGACAATAGGATGAGTAACGCTGCAGAAAAACTAACGGTTACCCCCTTACGTAGAACCGACTTCGGTCTTTCTCAACATCGGATCAGACAGTTCGATGCGACAGTGCCGGGTCAATATACGATCGAGGATCTTCAAGATCCTGCATTATGGTCCAGTGTTGCGGGTCAGTTGGAAATGGGCGCTGAGGTTCGGTGCCTGGCCGACGACATGTCATTCGTAGCACACGGCGTCTGTACGTTTGCTGCCGGCGCTGTTGCCAGTATCAAAATTTATAGTTTTTATCCTTTGGACAAAGTGGACCCCAAGTTGGTCGCCGTGTCCAAGGAATATGACATTAAGTTACGTGGACCGAAGAAGTGGTGCATTGTGCACATGCCAACCGGTGATGTCGTCAAGGAAGGTATCGCCAATCAAGGGGTGGCGCTACGGGAACTTGAAGATTACGAGAGGGCTTTGCGTAGCTAACTGTCATGGTTGTTACACAATTACAACTTTATAACGACGCGTTGCGCCTTATTGGGCAACGTAAAACAACCTTATCTGAAGATCGTGAACCGAGATACTTACTCGATGACGCTTATGTAGGCGCCATCGAGTATTGTCTTGAGATTGTTAAACCTAAGTTTGCCAATAAAACCGTTAAATTATCGACATCAGTTGTCAGTACTGAACATGCCCTGGATAACGTACACGCATTACCCAGTGATCTTGTCACCATTGTTGGTGTCTTCAGTGATGATAAACTTGATCAACCAGTTTCACGCTACATTATTGATGGCAATACGCTCGCTTGTGAACACAGTACGATTTATTTACGTTATACGTCTGATGATGCTGTAACTACCTTTACCTATTGGTCACCGTCATTTGAACGAGTCGTTGCATCCTACCTTGCGCGTGAGATCAGTATCAAACTTGATCCGACTCAATGGGATACAATCAACAGTTTGTTTCTTGATCGTGTTGATGTTTCCAAAGGGCTTGAAGGTGAACGAGAGCCTGAGGATCGATCCTCTGCACCGACTGTTACACTCACAACAGACTGGCGGTTAATCTATAACGATGCCTTGATGATCATGGGTCTCGATGAGATTACATCCAATTCTGATGATTCCA